GTATATAATTCACTATATATTTCCATCCATTCACTCGTATGTTTATCTAATAATGTTCCTCCTAAAATTAATTCAACTTCTCTTATAAGTTTATTCCCTTTAATACCATTACTACTTTGATCACATGTTACATAAACATTGGTTAATAAATCCCCTGTCCTTGCCACATTAACAACACCGACGGTTTCTGTTGTTTCTGTATCTTTTACTCCATCTATGATTTGTTCTATTGTTTCTATAGCAAAATTAGTATGTCTTCTATAGACTGTTTTAAAAAAAGTTATTTGTGGGTTACCTATTAAATATTCATCTTGAATTCCTAAAGAAACTAATTGTATTAATCCTCCTCCCATATTTATAATAAATAATATAAAATATTATTATTTAATTCGCATATGCCAAACCACCCATTCCAGACATAATCCTTAGAATATTATAATTAACAGCATAGATATTACTTATCTTGGATGCTGATGATAATATTAATTTAGCACTGTCTAATTTTGAAAAATTACATGTTCCGGACGGTTGATGTTCTTCTGGATTGATAGCAAATGAATAAACATAAATATCTTTTTTAAGTTGTGAACATCTGGATTTATGGTTTTGAGAACGACCAATAATAGTCACACTAAAAGTTTCATGTGGTATATATATCCCTTTATTTCTAGCTGTAGTAGCATCAGTACTATTCGATAAAAAATTTTCTTCTGTTTCTCCATTTGTCCCGTTAAATGCGTTTTCTCCATAATTTCTAAATACTCCAATATCTTTTTTAACTAAAGTACCTTCTTCCAAGACCTCCACAATTAATTGTTCTCCAATGAATAATTGAATATCTTCAATATTATCTTCTAACAGTTTGTTGTCTGCACCATCATGTGTTTTATTAGGAGTTTTAGCATATAAATTAACTAATGTTGATGGATCGGGACCTTCATCTGAATAACTACCATTCGGATTTGCTAAATCAATGGTCTGTGGTGAATTTATTGTTCCTCGATGGTTAGTTACTATCCCTGGTATTTTTCCTTTTTTACCAGATAAATGAGGCCCAGTTACTCCTTTTAATTTACATGTTAATGTTGTTACTGTTGATGTGACTTCTACTTTTGTAACATATAGATGAGATGAAGTTGTATTTCTAAATAATAAATCTTCAGTACCATTACCAACAGAATCCATTACAATTTTATCATAATTTTTTATTACTTCAACATTGATAATATCTCCTTCTTTAATTTCTTCTGATATATTTTCATAATAATTACCTGTATATTTTACATTAATGTTTAAATTCAATATATTTATCTTAAATAATGTAATATTATCAGTATTTACTAATAAACTTGAAATGTTTTCTGCTTGATTATTATATACTTTTATATAATTCGATTTATTTACAGGTAACTGTGAACACAAAGAAATTGGTTCAGCTAATAAAACAGGATCTTCAGTTTCTTTAATATTATAATTAGGTATAGATGTATGGTGCTCATATGGTTGTTGTAATGTGAAATATTCTTTATACTGTGGTGAGAATCTTTCATGACCATTTAATTCAATGTGTATTTTATTATCATCTATAGATGATGATGAATTTATTACTTTATATGTTGGTGTTGTCCATATTATTTCTTTAACAGGATGTTCTAAATTAAGAGGGAAAATTGTTTTTGATGCATCTTTTTCTTTTTGAATTTGTAATTGTTCGATTAAATATTCATGTGAAACCTGTGAAAATCTTCTTCTTTCATCTGTATCTAAATATATATAATCTAACCAAACTTCAAGAGAAGGGTTTGAATATGTTAATGCTGAAGGTCCTGAACCATCATCTTTCCTTCCACCTGTTTCGGCCCATCCTTCTTTTCTATGGAGATTAACACTATTTTGAATACCATAATTATTGTCATAGTTAAATGCTCCATCCCCCCATGTAAATTTAATATGTATATCATGGAATTGTAGTGCTATTATTGGTAAAGATAAACCTTTATTTCTACAAAACCAGAAGTTTAATGGATATGTAATAACACTTTGTTTTGTTTGTGTTTTAACAACACTATTACTAAAAGAACCAGACATATATTTGAATCCAGCTGCTTTTGATTCCGGGATAGTTAATTCATTCCATATTTGATTCCATTCTTTATAATGTTTATCAATCCTTTGACCTCCAATTTCTATTTCAACATCTTCAATTATATTATCACCACATATACCAAAATTATCAGTAAAAGTATTGTCAGCTAAAATACATCTTACATGACCACCGCATAATAAATCACCATTTCTCGAAACAACGACAGAACCTTTATTATTGACTCCATTATTTCCAATAACTTTTTTTCCGTTAATAGTTTGTTTTATACATTCCATTGAAAAATTTGTATGTCTTCTGTAAACAACTTTAAAGTATGTAATTTGTGGGTTTCCAGTTAGATAAAAGTCCTGTGAACTATAAGCAACTAATTGTAGTATTCCTCCGCCCATATTATATATATTATTATTTATATAATAATATTTTCCATAAAACGATATGATAAAATAAAAAAAATGAAGAACATTTTTATTATATATATATTTTTAATTCAGATAAACTGATTAAAGAATAGAGTTGTTTCTTCTTCTGATTTTTCAAGATCAAGAACTTGTTTTACTGGATTCATTATTTGATTGGATATATAGAATGAATAATCAATTTTAAGTTTTTTCTGAGTAATATATTCAGGATGTTCTATACGATCACCTTGTAATATTTTTTTTTCTCGTGGTTGTCCTTTCCTTTTTCCAGATTTATAACGATTATCATAATCATATAATTGTTCATCAGGTAATTTAAAATATGCATAAGGTATTCTATCATTTGGTTTAGGTTTATTACCTGGATTACGTTCAGCCATTCTATCAGCAAGTACTTTATGAGCAATACCTTCTGGATTTTTATAGAATCCTCTTAATGATTTTGAAACAACGAACATAGATTGATTCATTTTACCATCTTTTATTTTTTGAAGTGTTTTCCTTAACCATTCAATCGCAAGATCAATATTTTTTTGATTCATTATAATTTCAATTACATTTCCGAATACATATTTTACTATTGGAGCATTATCCCTTCTCTTCATAACAATACCCATAGATGTTCTTTCTTTTGGTTTATCTGCTTGTAGTTCATATTTATCACCTGTATATCTCTTTTTAGAAATAAGAATAAATGGCCAAAATGTTTTTTCATATTCTAAATCTTGTGGACCTTTTCCTGAACTTTCTGTATCCCAGTCAGGGTTCATTTTATGTTCTGTAATCCATTCTCCAGATTTTACTCCACAATGAATACAATATTCCAATGCTTCTCTACCTTCTAATTCTTTACCTGTTTCATGGTGTATTCTAGAAAATTTAACGAATACTGAGTCAGTATCTCCATAAACAACTTCTGGTTTGTTATATCCATTTAATTCAGCCCATTCTACAACACCATCTCTAGCATCATAAATCCGTTCACGACCTATAGAAGTAGTACAAGCAGCGATTTTTTTAAAGAATATAGAACTGGTTTTAGCCCCCATTTGACCATAAACAGAATTAGCTGTGATCTTATATGCTAATTGAAGACCATCCAATACTTTTTTTTTATTTTCGTCTGAAGTTTTCTTAATTTTTGCCCTTGTTTTTTTCCTTTGATCTAATAGAGTATCTAGAATTACAGGTATTATTCCTCTTTTAATATTTCCTTCTTTATCTTTTGTTGGTTTAGCAAAATAACATGTTGTTTGAGTTTCTTTTTTTAATTTATGAATCGTTTTACCTTTCATGATAGATTCATAATCATCATAAGATACTTTAAAATTATCAACTTTTTCAAGTATTTTATTAAATTTATTTGGATTTTCTTCTCTTTCTTTTTCAGTACATATGTATGTTTCATGTGAAAAATTCTTTTCAATAATAGAACTTGGATATAGAGAAGCATAATCTAAAACACTAACAGGATCATCTAGATATATACCTGGAGTAGGTTCAAGAACAATTGCTCCTTCAAAACCATCATCCATTTTTGATTCACTAAAGTTTTTAAGAGTTGGAATCCGTGTTTCTTTTTCTGAACATACTTTTGTTGAAATTGAGCTGATTTTAATACCTTGACCCCTGAGAAATATATATGATAATGGAACTGAAGAAACTGTTGCCATACCGATATTATTGGGAATTAAATCAAGTTGAAGTAATAGATGAATACAAAGTTCACAATCCATAATACAATATTTAGCTACTTTTGCCCTTCCGCTACTACCTCCGTTTTTATGAAAATTGAAAATATCTTGGGGTGATACATCATCTTTGGCTAAACACCATTCATAAGATATAAGATCTTTTTTATATTTTCTTAAATCGAGCTTTCCAATGATACCCATTGTTTTAAGATTATTTGAATTTCTCCTTTCGGTATTCAAACCTTTTATTTTAAATTTTTCACCATCTCCATATTTTACAGAACCATATTTAGTAATTAAATTAATTGTAATATAATCCCCCTTCTTAAGATTACCAAGTGTATTTGTATATAGTATAGTGATATAATCTGATGTATCTGTTTTAATTAGTCCCGACTCTACGATTCGACCTTTCATAAAATGAGCAGATACATCATCTAGTTTATAAGAATCTAGTGAATGACCTTTTTGAATTTCCTTTTGAATATCAAAGATAACACGTCCATCCATAGATATATAATTAAGGATATTATCACCTAATCCGGAGGAACTTAGTTCTTTTTTTACAACTTGACATTTCTTTTCCCAATAATCATTATAAGAACTTAGTGTCTTCTTAGGTTTTGATAATACATCCATAGTATCAATAATATCTGAATCCCTATTTCTCATAAGACGTCCAAGTCTATAGAAATCATTTTTAGAACATTCTTTACAGCAATTACTATAGGTTTTAGTTCTCTTACATTTTGAGTGACACGGAAAAAGGAAATCAACTCTTTTATTAAGATAATCAAAATCAAAACCAAAGATATTATAACCGGTAATAAGATCTGGATTATGATAGAGCATTAGATCTTTCCATCTAAGTAAAAGTTCTTTTTCTGATTTACAGCGATAAACATGAATACCTTCTATATCATCACATATTTCTTCATTGGGTTTTTTATCATTACCAATAATTACCATTGAACGGTCATAACATTCTTTATCTCCATAACGATGGAATGCTGTACCAATTTGAATTATTGGATCGCCTTCAACTTTAATACAGTCACCATCTTCATTTTCTAGAGTATTAAATACATCTGTTAATTTATTAATCATAATTTCCCTTTTTTTCGATGTTTCTTTTGAAGATTTTAATTCATCGATAAAATGGTCATCGAATCTATCCATAATTTCTTCAAGACTATCTTCTGAATATATGCCATTAAGGGTGTAAATTGATTGAATATTATTTGATCCACCATTGAAAGCTTCTTTAATCCATTTTTTTATTTGAATTCTAATAAGATTATTGGGATTTAGTTTTGTTTCTGATGTAAAGAATGTTTCATGAATATCAATTGCTAATTTCTTAAAATCTTTATTTGGATTCGGAAAGTCTCCATGAGAACTGTCGCATTCAATATCAAAGGAAGCAGTAATAAAACCTGCTATTTCTTCACATGTATACGGTTCGATATATTTGAGAGGAAGATCTTTAATTTCAATATCAACATTAAAACATTTATTATCTTTTTCATTTATGATATATCTTTCATTTGGAACAGTTACTTTAACCCATCCACAAGTATTAAGTTTCTTTTCATGAACAAATCTTAGAAGGGGATGAATCTTAGATTCATAAAGGTTAGCTGTACAAGCACAACCGTTATCAATTTCAAACCAATCTTTATATTTCTTATCAATTAAACATTCTATTGGTTTTTTATCTTTACCTTTAAAACCCATAATTATTTTATTTTGCTTTGATTTCGGTAGATTAATCTTATGAAACTCTTGAATAGCTGATATACAATTTCTCATAGTTTTGTAATCTTTAAAACAAACTTTTGCAAACTTAAATTTACTTATTTTATTACATTCAATATCATAATTTAATCCATAAAAGTTATAATATCGTTTAACTTCTAAAAGGTCTTGTTCATACATTCCATTCCAAACACTATAACCTGTTTTGTATGAGTTGATAAACTTATTAATTAATTTTAGGAATGTCCTGACACCTGATTCACCCCAATTACCTGGTAATCGGAAGAAGAAATAAGGACGAAAACCACTAATATTACAAACAACATTTTTACCTTCTTTTGTTTTACCATACATAGTGATGACAAAATGTTTATCATTCCATCCATCACCACCATCGACAGTTAAATCATCAGAGTTTAAATCAATAATTTGAAATATATGGGCATCTTTCATTTATATATATATATGTGTGTATTAGTTTAAGTAATTAAACTATATTCAAATTTTAAATTATTATATAAGATTATTTATATATATGAGGGAATTTTTAGTATTCTTTTTAACTGTATTTGTTGTATTTATAATAATAAATAAATTATATGCTCTTGATGAAGTCGTTCAAATAAAATCAGGGAAAGATAATATAGTATATATTGTTAGAGATCTTCCGGATTCTAAAGAAGCGGCTGATAGACTATCTGAAATTAATACTAAAGTATTAAAGTTGATTGATTCTATTAAAGATCAAAAAAAGGATGGTGTCGATAGATTAAAAGAAAATTATAATCCAAATAATTTATCTGAGACTGGTATAAATGCTAAATATACTTCTTATTCTGTGAATAAAGGGGAAAAAATATCAATTTGTTTAAGGAATAAAATGAATAATACGTTTGAAGATACAAATACAGTAATGTTTGTGGTATTACATGAATTATCTCATGTGATGACTAAAACTGTTGGTCATGATAAAACATTTTGGGAAAATATGAGTTATTTATTACATGAAGCTGAAAAAATAGGTATATATAATCATCAAGATTATGGAAAAATTCCTGTCGATTATTGTGGGATGGAAATTAACTCAACTCCGTATGATTTAAAAAAATAATATTTTTTCTTTATATATGACGACTTTTTGTTCAGGTAATTATTCGAATAAAAGAATAATTAAATGTATTCCTTTATTGGAAAATAAATGTTATGTTTTTATTGGAAATTATCAAGATAGATTCGTAATAGAAACTATTAAAAACAATATTAATTCCAATAACCCTTTTTTAAAAATTGAAAAAATGAATAATGGTGAAGATAAGATTAAACGTTTATATACATATTTAACTGATAAAGAAACTGAAGATATAGATGAAATGAAAAAAGAAATACTTAATATATTATTTATAACTGATTATGAATCAATATTTATTGATGATTTAATATATGAAGATGATACAAATGAGAAAGTTTTAATGAAAATATCTGAGTATTGTTACAATGCTTTTGAACCAACACCGACGAAGTATATATTTAGTTTTTATGAGGCATTTGATAATAAGATATTATCATTAAATATTGATTATCCAGATAATAATTTTGAAGTAAATATAATTGAAGGGAAACCATGCGATTTAATTGATACAACGATGATTGATAAGAATGGAGAGCAAAAATTAATTGAAAAAAAGAATATATTACTTAATTTATTTGAGAATAATGAAATCAAAGATGATATTATTATTTATATATCTTTGAAAGAATATTTAGATAAAAAGAATATATTTAATGAAATTCAGGATAGTATGATGACTGATTGTGAAATAAAATCATTTTATAATGGAATGATATATAAATATTGGCCAAAGATAACTTTTGATGAAATGACTAAATATGATATAGAAAGTTTTAAAGAAAAACGAATCGATAAAAAACAGAGTGAATCAATAATATTAAAACAATATTCGGATGCTATAAGATTAATTAATCGGAAAAAAAAGAAAGATATTCTATGTGATTCATTTGAAATTAAGTATATGAGAATTATTAAAAAATCGGATAAATCAAATAATATTAATATTTCGAAAATATTCAATGAATCTAAATTAAGTGAATATATTCCATTTGTAAAACTTGTATTAGATAGTCATAATGAGAAATATTATAAATTGTTTAAGGATTCAATTATATACAATGGATTCGAAGGAGAATTAAATGATAATCAATTAGTTGATCAAGAATTATGTAAAGAGTGGTCGGATGATTTTCATATTAATTCAAAATATAAACATAGTGTTGATTTTATTCATCCTAGTAATGTAATAATATTTAAGGTATATAGAGAAAATATAAAAGATATTTATTGTTCATTAATTTTACACATAAATGGCGATATTGAATGTATTATAAAACAACGGAAAAATATAAAATCTTATAGAAAAACTAGTGTGAAAGCCAAGGAAGATATTATAGATTTACTTAAATACTGTAATAAATTAATTAGTATAATTAATAATTATAAAGTTTCAGAAGACCCTATTATAGATTTCGGTGATGAAAGTACATTAGAAAATGTATTTATAAATAAAGGAGATTTAATCATTGATTTTATTGATTGTTCATTATTATTTGATAAACATAAACATAAGGTTGAGAAAGGAATAGACCTTGACAAAGTCCCAGATGGTTATAAAGATGAAATATCCCCTTTTAAAATTGGAAACCAATTACCAAATTGGGTAAATTTAATAGGTAATTTTATGTCAAAATTACCTATGTATTTTCGAATTAAGGTAGAAGAAAAGGAAAATATGCAAAATGAAGATAGAATAATAGGACATTATAACCGAGTTAATAATTATGCGAATTTATCAACCATTCATTCAACTATTTCGGCTTATTCAAATATATATGAACCAGAAGAAATAATTACAAAAATTTCAAAAGACTTTGGAAAACCTTTAGAAGAAATGAAGGAAGAATATGAATTATGGAATGAAACAAATATAATGAGGGAGAGAAACAAAGAGAATCTAAATAAAAAAATGACAAATAACTATAATTTAAATGTTGAAGAAAATGGTCCAGATATTAATATTCATAAAAAATCATCTGATAGGTTTTTACAAATAGATATTACTAATGTAAAATCTTTTAATGAATTAAATCGTATAATACATGTACTTAAATCTATTATAGAGATGTATGATAATTATATTAACGATAAGTTAATAAATAGAAATAAGAAGTATTTTGAAAGTGATGATATTATTGAATATGAATATGGTCAAGATATATCCGAAGAAGAAGAAGAAGTGGAAGATGTACAAAGAGAATTAAATATTACTGAATTATTAGATTCTGATGATGAAGTTTCTGATCTTTCTTCAGACTCCTCCTCCCAGGAAGGTGGAGCAGGTTATAAGGTAAAGTCGTATCATATAAATCGGTTAAAAGCATATGATCCTGAATTATTTATATTTAAATCTGAAAAATGGCAAAAAAATAAAAAAGGTGAAAAAACATCTCGTTATGGTTATCCTAAAGTTTGTACGGCATCAAAAGAACAAAAACGACAACCGATAGTTGTTACAAAAGAAGAATTAGATATTATTGATGCTTCTTATGATAAGGGTTCAGGTAGAGAGTCATATTCATATGCCATCTCTATACCCGGAAGACCTGATAATATTAAGTATATATGTCCTCAATATTGGGATATGGCTAGTGACTTAAGTATTCGACCTAATGCGGTTGATAAATCAAATATAGTCCCTAATAATGTTAAAAATACAACTGCTCGATCAATACTAAAAAGGGATGGAACATATTGGGCAGGCGTTACTAAAGATGATTCAATATCAGCAAAATATTATATACCATCAATAATAGGTGATGGTATTCATCCCCAAGGATATGGATTACCATGTTGTATGTCAAATACAAAACGATCAAGAATATATAAAAAAGGAGATAATGTTTTTTGGGTAGATAGAGAAGGAGATACCCATGAAGGAGTTATTATAGAAAAAGATGATAATAAAGACAAACAATACATAGTTAAAAATTTAGAAACTGGAAAAAAAGAAAGTATTAATATCGTTGATTTAAATCACATTAAAAAAGAAAAGAAAAAAGAAAAGGATTTAGGAGAAGGAGAAGGAGAAGGAGAAGGAGAAAAGGAAGGAGAAGGGGAAAAGGAAGGAGAAGGGGAAAAGGAAGGAGAAGGGGAAGAAGGGGAAAAGGAAGAAGAAGGGGAAGGGGAGGTCGAAGAGGAAGAGACAATTCCAAAAATACAATTAATAGGTAATATAATAACTAAAGATGAAACAAAGCCGGGTCAATATGCTAAATTACCATATACTTTGTTAAAATTATTCGGTCAAGATAAAATAACTGAATATGACGAGATATTTAAAGTTTCAAAAGGTTTCCTTAGAAAAGGTGTTCATCATGGAAGATATGAGATACCTAAAATAAAAATGGGAGATAAAACGGAATATATTGTAATGTCTTCACTTATTATGTCAATTATAGAATTAATATATAACTCAAATGATAATATTAAAGGTTATGAAGATAGTAGTAATGTAATCAAACATTCAAAAAATTTAGAAAAAATAAAAAAAGAATATGAATTAACATTAAAAGATAAATTAAAAAAAGGAGAAGAAAACGAAGAAAACAATGAAGAAAAGGAATCTCTTAAAAGATCATATAAAGAGTTAAAAGAATCTATTCGTATGTTTATTTTTAAGAATATTATACTTGAATTCGAGAAAGATATTAGTAAATATCAGAAATGTGGTTCATTGATTCGATCATTTAGAAAAATGGATATGGATGAAGTTGATAAATCATATATTATTAAAATTTTAAAAAATAAAAATGATTTTAATTCAGAAGAACTAATAAATAACATAGATGATACGAGTAAAATAACTAATTCGGAAAGTATGTTTTTACTTAACCTTCTTTTATCACTCAAAGCTTATAAAGACTATTTATTAAGTGATGAAGAAAAACATATTGAAGTGATAGCTCCAGCAATACAATTATTATTTGGTTTTGATATTGTATTATTTGAAAATATTGAAAATCGTATAAAGATTAAAGGTGTTAATCCTGTAGGTCATGAAAACGTTGTATTTATATATAAGAAAGATAAACATTATGAACCACTCATATATAGGATAAATAGAAAAGGAGATGAATTAAAAATATTTAATGATAAAGAATTTGATGAAAAAATACCTAATGGTGTTGAGAAAATATTTAAGAATGGAAATTACAAAGAATATTTTGAAGAAAACACATATCCAAGAGGAAGGAAAAGTATTAAAAAAATAGAAGGAAGATGTAAATCTGAGGATGGTAAAACATTTTGCAGTGAATGGACAAAATGTATATCTCTTACACAATTAATTGGCCAGGCACTACCAGACGAAAAAGGGTCTGAAATAAAATGGGTTGATGGAGAAATTAAAAATTATGCTACGGTTTTAGAAATAGATGAAGAAAATAAAGAAATAATTACCACAGAAGGAAATGTAGATTTAGGATATAAAAATGTTTATGTTAAATTAAATAAACTGGTTGTAATTTCACAAATAAAAGAATTATTAGAAAATAAAAAGAAATGGAAATGGATTGATAAATCATGTAGTAATTATCTGGCTGATATTAATATTGAAGCTTTAATAAGAAGAAAGAAACATCCTAAAAAAGATAAATTATTATTTGATTATTCTGTTGGAACCCGGAATTTAGTTGACAATGATATAACAGAAGAAGTACTAGAATTAGTTCAAAGTGAATTTTTTATGTTAATTGATATAGTAAAAGATATAAAACATCAAATAAAAAAGAAAGAATATGAAGACTATAGTCTAATAGAAAATGCCGGATATACTATAAAAAAAATACATTTAAATAGTTATTCAGAAGTATCCTATATTATTACTGAAAAAGAAAAAGGTAAATATCAAATAATCCCTACAGTTCCATTTCTATTACCATATGATAATAAATATGAAATAATATATGAATTAAATGAAGATTATAGTTCAACGATAAATGAAACTCTTGATTATTTAAAGGTATTTAATAAAAAACCAATTTCTTTAATTGAAAATTCAAGCAAAGAAGTAACAACATTATTATTAGAGGATAATGTATATGTCCCTGTTATACATGAAAATATTAGAGAAAATGATAAATTGCGGACAAAATATTCTTTTATTGAAAGTGAATGTAATATGTTATTTTTAGAGAAGTATTTGTATAGTATTAATTTAACCGATAATGAATTAACTACATTTATAGACGGATATAAAGCCAAACAACAATATAAAAAGAATATAAACTATAAAATTATATCTAAAATAGAAGAAAAAAAAGTAGAGATAACTGGAATAATTGAAGATGACGAGTTAAAAAATAAAATTATATATTTTACGAGATATGGGAAAAAAATAATTAAGAAGAGTAAAATCGATTATATCCATAGAAATATATATAGTAAAGAGAGGAATAATAATAATATTGTATTAAAAGGATATATTATTAAACATCAGGGAGATAATATAACTATTGAGGTTAATTTATTGGATATTATAAATAATATCCTTTCTGATAATATTATGATTCCAGAACATAAAAGGATTAATATATATGGTTATTTGAATTATAAGAAAAATGATAAATATAAATTAATGGATAAAAGTGAACCGAGAATTACAGAAGGGGAAATGTCTGAAATTGTGACTGATTCTAAAATTTTAAAAACATTTATTAATAATTTATTAATCAGTGGGATTGATAAATTGAAGGAAAATATTAGTATTAAAATCGATCCTAAGGATTATAAATATGAAATCAATGAAATATTATATTCATATGAAGATTATAGATTTTTAGATAAACTTGAAACTATATTTACAAAGAAGAGTAGTTATAAAGATATAACATTAAATACAATTGGAGAACCCGAAAACCGTTTAATTAAATCTAAATTTAAAAAGGTAGATACAATACCTTATTATATTAAAAAATTATATGGTCAAAGCTGTAAAGTATTATATCATTTAAATGATATAAATAATGATTTATTAAATTTAACAACAGCATTTAATAAAATTTCTACTAAAAAAAGATATTTCGAGAGTATTATTAAAAAACGGATTAGCGATGAATTCAGAAAAATGGATAAATCCGATGTCGATATTTTAGATAAATATAATCAGAAAAAAGTAGAAACAGATGCATTATTAAATAAAAAAACAGAACAATATAAAAATACGAAAGAGATTTTTAATGAGATTGATAATAAAATTGTCCATATACCCGATTTGGAATTATTACTAAATAGTTTTGATATAAATAATGATTTAAATAATGATTTAAAAAACATAGATGATAATGATTTAATAACTGATTTGGCAATAATATTAATAACATATGATAAAAATAAAAAGTTGAAATTATATTTTTATTCAACTAAAGAATTATATCTTGAGACAAAGGTATTATCATTTCACCATACATTAATAGAATATGAGGGTTTAAATAAAAAAACTGGTAAACGAGATAATACGAAAGATAAGTATATATTGTCAAATATAATATCTGATGGTAAATATTATTCAACGATTAGAGAATTATTTGCTATGAATGATTATCATAGAGAATGGATTAAAAAACAAGATGGAACAGAAATAATTAATAGAGTTACTCCTGAATGGCTTGAAAGTACCGATGATAAAGAAGGATTATATGAATTATTAAATGAAAGAGAAAATGAACAAAAAGAAAAAGAATCAATGTTAGATAATATAGAAAAACAACGGAAAGAAGAAAATATAATTAAAGAAGATTTGGAGAGAATAATTAAAGAAAAACAATTAATTAATGATAAACTCGAAGAATTGGAGGATTAAATAAACATTATTATTTTTTATAACTTCCATTAACAATATATGGAATATTTTCAAAATCAAATTAACATGTTTCTTTTAAAAAATCATATTTTAAAAGATCCTCTTTGTGACTGGTTTAACATAAATAATGGACTATATGAAAAAGATAAACCGAGTCATTATAAAAATTTAATATTGAATGAATCAAATAAGTATAAACAAGATCTATTTGAAAAAATGGCGATTATGTCTGGATTAAATAATATTAATCTAACTAATAAAGACCATAATGAAACTGAAATATTAATAAGAGATAATAATCCGATTATTATAAATGGTTCATTATATAATCCTGACGAGAATATAAATGTAAACTGTGATATAATTATACGATTTGATTATTTTAAAAAACTATTTCCATCAATATCGAATGTACCATTTCATTTATTATATCAAAATCCCTTAGATTATATGTTAATTGGTGTAAGTTATTCCTCATTAAAATTTAAGATTGATTTAATGGATGTTAATAATGATGGGGTTATACCATATAAAAAATGTAGTCTTTATTCTTTTCAAAGTGCGTTCTATAAAATAAGGAGATATAAACCACATTGTTTTATATTGGGAAAGGGGTATCAGTATAAAAACGCTATATTACCGAGGAATGATTTTATTTGTTATTTTCAAATAAGTGATTGTCTTATTCAGAAGTATAATAAAGCACTCCAATGGATAATATATATAAAGAATAATTATTCAAATATGAATATTCACCCTACTCCAACTCACAATGAATTATATCCAAATATGAATTATAAAGAGAGTGATTGGGAGATAGAGAAACATAAATTAGCTATTCAAATAAAAGAAATAACTTTAGTATGGAATATAACGTATGATGAACGATGTAATTATGTTGAACATGGTATAACATGTTGGGATGATAATCGCTTGATAAATAATCTTAAAGAATCGAAAAAGAAAGATATTCAAGAACGAATGATACATATGAATAAAAACAATGATATTTTAATATATCCACGAAAAACTGTATCTGATTCATTTAAAAACATATTAGAAATGGATGGTATTTATTTTGATGTTGAAAGTTTCTTAACATTTGATCAAAAACAAGATTTATTTAATGGAGAAGTATTTCCGGTAGAACCTATTATAGCTATTTTGGGATTTATTTACAATGGCCATTATTATGATTTTACTATTCAAGACTATACTATTCAAGATGAAGAAAATATTATAAAGTTATTTTCTGAAAAGTTACATTATATAAGTAATGGGGATATATTAAATATTTATCATTGGGGACATGCTGAGAATGGTTATTTTAATTATATTTATAAAAAATATCCACAAATTCAATTTCCTAGAATAAATTTAGTAAATGTTTTAGATCATTTTAGAACTGAACCTGTAATTGTTCAAGGGGTATTTAAATTTGGATTAAAAGAAATAGGTTCTGCTTTATATAAAAATGGTCTTATAAATACAACATGGGGAGAAAATGATAATGGTTTAGATTCAATGATACGTTTTAAAAAAATATGTTTAGAAAGAAACAAAAATATTCCATTAAAAAGATATAATGAAATAAGTGAGATTGTTGAGTATAATATGATAGACTGTCGCGTTTTATTTGAAATAGTAGAAGTTCTCAGAAAGATATATTTGTAATATATATATTATATAATGGAAATATCTGCTTTAGATTTTTTTATGATTAATTTATTATCATATATAGCAGGATTGGGGTCAGGTCTTATTATATGTTGTAAAAATAAAGATATTTTTTTAGGTCGATCAAGAAGTTCTGATAATTTAAGAGGTCAGGATATATATAATGTAACAAATCCTCCACCTAGTCAACCTATAGTTCAGGCGAGTGCTCCAACTATTCCACCCCAAGTTACAAAAATAACTCTTGAATAATTAGTAATAATAATAATATAAAGATTTAAGACTAATCTTTTATAAATGAGTGAATGTTTAATTAATAATGACCGTGAAGTTTTTGATATTATTTCTAAGGAATCAATTCGTCAAAATGATGGATTAGAGATGATTGCTAGTGAAAACTATACATCTAAAAATGTTCTAAGTGCTCTAGGTTCAATAATGACAAATAAATATAGTGAGGGACAACCTGGGAAACGATATTATGGTGGTAATGAATATATTGATGAAATGGAATTATTATGTAAAAAACGTGCCTTAGAATTATTTCAATTGGATAAAAATGAATGGTCTGTAAATGTACAACCTTATTCTGGTTCTCCGGCTAATTTTGCTGTTTATACAGCATTATTAAATCCACATGATCGAATAATGGGTTTAGACCTTCCTAGTGGAGGGCATTTGACCCACGGATTTTATAATGGTAATAAGAAAATATCTGCTACTAGTATTTATTTTGAATCTTTACCATATGAAATAGATAAAGATACTGGATTAATAGATTATGAAGAATTAGAAAAACGAGCATTATTATTTAGACCGAAATGTATTATTGCTGGAGGTTCCGCATATCCTAGGGACTGGGACTATGAAAAATTTTCTGAAATAGCAAAAAAAGTTGGAGCATATCTTTTAGTTGATATGGCACATACAGCCGGATTAATTGCCTCTAAACAGTTAAATAATCCATTTTTATTTGCGGATATTGTTACTACAACAACCCATAAAAGTTTGAGAGGACCTCGTTCAGGAATGATATTTAGTAAAGAAAAATATGCTGATAAAATTGATTTTGCTGTTTTCCCATCGTTACAGGGAGGACCACATAATAATGTAATATCTGCTGTAGCTGTTGCGTTAAAAGAAGCTAAACATCCTGAATTTATTGAATATTCTATTCGAGTAATTAATAATTGTAAGATATTAGGAGAAGAACTACATAATAAGGGATATGAATTATCTACTGGAGGAACCGATAATCATTTATTACTTGTTAATTTAAGAAATAAATTTATTACTGGAAGTAAGGCTGAGTATGTATTAGAAAAGGCTATGATAAGTGTTAATAAAAATACTATTATAGGTGATAAAAGTGCTTTGTCCCCTGGAGGTATAAGAATTGGATTATGTGCATTAACAACACGGGGTTTAGATGAAAATAATTGTAGATGTGTGGCAACATTTATAGATCGAGCAATAAAAATAGGACAAGATATAAGGGTTACAAAATTAGCTGATTTTAAAACTAATCTAGATGGTATGATGGATAATCCTGATAGTGAAATAAGTAAATTACGAGAAGAAGTTATACATTTTTCAAGAAATCATTTATCAAAGATATAATTTTATTTATTTTTCCTTTCTTCCATTAATTTTTTAATAATTTCTTCATATTTTTGATTTTTTTCATGAATTTGATTCACTATATCTGAATTATTTTTAATTTTTTCTGTCATTGTTTCAATTATCCGTTGCTGTGTTTCTATTATTTTTTCATATTCTTTTTTATCTTTTGTACATGTTTCTAATTCTTCATCTTCAGTGAATAAACGCGTTGAATATGTTACATTACCCATTTTATCTTTTACTTTTAATATACATGAAGGAGGACTCGCATCTAAATATATTTTATTATCACCCATCCGCTTATATTTCCCCCCTGTATAAAAATATTCTTCTCCATTATCCTTAATAGTGATATATTTAACACAATTACCTTTTTTTAAATCAAACGCAGAATCAACTTCTTTAAAACCAATCAATTCTTTCCGTATAGTAGCTAAGTCTTGACTCATATAATAATTATAATATTATAATTCATTTAAGTATTTTATGATTATAAAATTAATAAAAAAATATTAATAATTAATAGTAGTAAATGTCTAAAGAAGAAAAACAACAAATTGATATTATTCAATCTCCAAAGAAGATTAGAACAGTAAATAAAGATAAAATAAAAAAATATAAAATAAAAAAATATAATTCTATTGGACTTACAGATGTGAGTCATATTCAATACATAAAATTAAGAGAATTATGGGTTAAACTTCAGAAATAACGATTTACTTATGACCAACTCTTTGAACATCAAATCCAGGTTGCTGAATACGATGATACCTACGCATTCTGATATTATTTTTTTGCTTTGACATATACTTTTGGGTATAGGGTTGAATCACGTTTCTTTTCACATGAAAGTCTTTATAAATCCCAAGGAAAGGATAAGTAAGGGACATGGACGGTGTATATTCTTCCTTTTTCTCTGGTACAGTTTTGTTGTAGTAGACCTTCTTGAGGTCCATAATGAGTTTTAATACTAAAAACCATTAAAAATTTTTTCAAATTTTGATTACCTTTTCCTTCTTGTAGATCTTTTGGATCTTTTAGATCTTTTAGATCTTTTGGATCTTGTAGATCTTTTGGATCTTTTAGATCTTTTAGATCTTGTAGATCTTTTGGATCTTGTAGATCTTTTGGATCTTTTAGATCTTTTGGATCTTTTGGATCTTTTAGATCTTTTCCTCCCACCTCCTTTATATTTAGTTAATGGATAAGAATCCATAACTGACCCTAATGGCACACCGCCTCTACCGGCTATCGGACGTTGCTTCACCCAAAAATTAAATGGTCGGAGCGGGTGATTAATATCACTAGAATGTGAACCATAAAGACGGTTAGCCTGTGATAGATTCATAGGATTATTAATATCTTGATTTACCCTCATATTTTCAGCCAAAACTCTATTCCTTTCTTCTGAAGAATTTAGTGCTTGTTGCTGAGCAGTCGCTGGTTGATGGGCTGTCGCTTGTTGCTGAGCATATGCTTGTTGCTGAGCATATGCTTGTTGAGCATATGCTTGTTGCTCCGCATATGCTTGTTGTTGAGCATATACTTGTGGGATAATACTTATAAGATAATGATAATATTCCAATAATGCTGTATCCTGTGGATTTTGTTGTAATCTACCATTAATCTTTCCTAATTCGGTCATTAAATCTATATAATTTTGTTGTGGATTCTTTTCCATTTATAATATAGTAAATAATTTTAATTAAATATCTATAGATTAAACTTCTTTTGAGATTTTACTACATTCCAAGCTGCTTGACTCCAACTAAGTCCCTCGGGTTTTGGATCATGGCCATAAGGAGAAGTTATTTCCATAAGACCATTTTTAGAAATCCAAACTCCCCCTGTTGGAGTTGTTTTTTCCCGTGCTAATCTATCAATATAATCAGTTGGATCCAATGGAACATCTCCGGTACCTTTAACCGTAATAGTTTTTCCCATTTGATCGGCGTAATAGGTAGAATGTTTCTTTCCGTCTCCACAAATATTTCTCATAAAACTAGGACCCATCATATTAATGATTTCACATAAAGAATTTACTTTATTTTGAAGATCCATTATAGTATCATAATGTTTATTTTCTTTTTCTTCTAATTCTTTGACTTCCTTCTCAAGTATATCGATTCTATTTTCTTCTCGTTCAATCGAAATATCTACTTTAAAACCAAATAGATCATCTTCGCAATAAATTTGAAGTATTACATTATTATTTGTTTTATCTTTTATATTCCATTTTATATAAAAGTTTTTATCTAAGAAGCATTTATCCAAGATATTATAAAATTTATTAAAATCATTTTGAAAAAATCTTGAATATTCATTTTTCCATAATTCATCATTCTTACTAATTTTTTTTATATATTTTTCTTCGTCTATATAAACAATTTCAATACTATCATTTTCTTTGGTACAACTAATTGCTTTAATTTCATGTGCCTCAACGATTAGACTTGGTTCTGGTTCGGGTTCTGGCGATGGTGCTTCTGGATATTGGATTTGTATATTATCATATTGAATATCATCTCTGATATGTTTGTTACTCCTTTGTTCTTGAATCATTCCACATGCTAAAACATTTCTCCATGTTACATTTGTGTCTAAATTCCGTGGGATATAATCATTAAGGAATTCATCGCTAGGCATATCGAGAGGGGGAAGTTCGAACCACGGTCTGCTGCCGGAGCGGTCTCGGCCGGAGCGTTCGTGGGGATTTTGGCGTGTCGAATGGATCTGAGAACGATAATCAATCTCATATTTAATACCACCTCGATTATCTTCTCGAGATGGTTCACCTCTAGAATGAAATACTCTATTAGTTGGCTCTTCCATATTGATATTATTTAATAAAATGTATCTGTTTTATTTTCAAATTTGATTGAAATAATATTTAAAATAATAAAATAAATATGTATTATGTCAGGACGTATACATTGGTTACTTCGAATTGGTGATGGAAAGCATTTTAAATCATCTTCTAAAAAAAATATATGGGGAATGTCAACTACAAAAAATACTAATGTTCAAAGTTTCTTAAAAACAGCAAAACCGGGAGATATACTATGGTTTATTTTAGGGAAAAGTAAAGGGAAAGTCCTTGCTGTTGCGGAATATATCCGTAATAATAAAAGAGAATTAGGTCCATTGATAAATGTAACATCTACCAATGAAGAACTTGGATGGACTGAAACTGATGGGGATTGGGATTATGAAGTCCATTTTAAAGATATGTTTATTGTTGATAAATTAGATCTTTTAACAGAAATAAAAGCGGCTACAACTGTTAGAAAATATAACGATAAATGTATGGTGGATCTACCAGAAGAGTATAAAAATATAATGAAGTATTCTGTAGTTACAAACACTTTTAATTAATTTATTTACAGAAATATAGTAACAATAAACAGATTACTAGACATATAATTAATGATCTTGTAAAATATATATCTTTATCCATATTTTGGAATCCATCATATTTATATAAAAGAGACCGTGGTAAGGTTTCAGTGGGTTTTTCTTGACCATTTTCATCTAATATTTCACTTTCTTTTAAACATACGCAGGATCCCCCTGTACAAATAAGTCGATAACCTGGTTTACATCTCTCACATGCCATCTTATATTTATCAATATAGTAAGATAAAGACTTTATAGTTCCACTTCGATAATCTTCTTGTATTTTAGTTGTATCACACACTTCACACATACTTGTACAATAATCCGGACGAAATCGTAAATTGTTGATAAGTTTACTTGCGGTATCCCGTATTCCTTTAATTTCTTCGGATAAGAATATTTTATAAGTTAAGTCTTTTATCCCTTTACTTATAATATCTTTTTTAGAAGCCTCATCGGCATTTATGATTTCTTCTTTAACTTTCAAAAATGCCCCGTCTATTTTCTCCCGTATTTCAGATTCTTCTGAAGGAAAAGTCTCTTTAAAACGATCCTTTGATCTTCTTATTTTATCTGTTAATTCATTGATAACAGCCATTTTTATACCCTGCGCAAGTTCATCATTTTCAGGAAAAGAATCAGTACTTAGATCATTTGTAATTTCTCCCCTTACATATTCTTCAAAACTATCTAAAAAAGAATCATCTTTTAGAAGTTCTATAACTAAATCAGTATATTCCTCTTTTAATTCGTTAATAACCCTTTCTTTTGCTCCTTCTTGTAATTCGTCCATCTCTTCTTTACAGGTATTACTCTGTTCTTTCTTCCCACTCTCCTCGCCATCGGCAAATTTCTTATCACAGCGGGCATTACATTCTTCTTGAGTAAGTCCCGAAAATGTTCTGCTTATTAATTGTCCCATATATATATATAATACTATATTATTTTATATATAATTAGATTTCATGACCATTACATTTATAGACAAATCTTGTCTTCCTTTTTTTATTTTTGTCTGTATAATATGAACAATCTAGACAAAATCCTTCGATTTCATGGGTATCCCAGTCTGGACAAGGGAGTTTAGTATTTTCATTTGTATAATGCCACATACAACTAATATAGTCTGATTTCCAAGAAGAATTATATGGTGGATCTACCCCATGATAATATTTTTCATTTTGTTTAAAACGAATCGGAGCTTTACCAAATTTATATTTTATATTTTCTGGTATGTCCATTGAGATATTATTTTCTTTATTAAATTTATCTTTTTCTTTATTACATTTTTCTTGTTCTTCCTCTTCTATTTCATCTTCAAGTGATTTAATAGCATTCGCCATTTCTTTTAAGTCCTTTTTTAGTTTATTAAGTTTATGTTTATTAGGTTTCTGTTTATCGTGAATTTGTATTTTATAATAATTTTTAGTTTCATAATAATCATCATGTTCACATGGTTCTACTTTTATAGGGACTTTCTTT